TACTCAAAGTATGATTCAAGGAATGCTTCGAAGATCGGAGCCTCTTCCTGTATGTAACTAGGAATAATACTACCGATTCGAGTCGATAACTTGTCTACTATGTGATCTTGGTGTGCCATATTAATTAACTATTACGCATCAACATCAACGATTTCGCTGTTAGCAGCATGTGAAGCATTGAAAGCTGCAATTGGATACCAAACAGAACCCATACCTAGTAGAACGACTGCATCGCCTTCGTTCAATGTAAGGTTATTGTTTGACTGAGTACCAGTCCAGTTTGTTGCTGGAATATCAATTGTCAAGTCTTGTGCTACACCGTCATTAACTCTAACGATGATCTTTAACTGACCTTCGTGAGTTGGAGCTGCAAGGTCCATATCAACTGCACCTGAAGCACCTGTGATATCGATCTTAGAGATCATTTCACTAACTGCGATAGCTGAGTCATTTTCGTCTAGTGACTCAACATCATCAAATGCGATGAATGATGGTACATTATTAAACAGTCTCTCCAATGTCAACTTCTTGTTGACTGGAGTTCCTGACGGGCTATCAACGATGTGAAGCAAATCTCCACTGTTGATGTCGGCTTCATCGATTAGATTCAGCGCTGTTATTTTCTTATCTGCCATTTTAGTTTCCTCCTATAAAAACCAAGTTAATGGGATGCTACTTACGGTAGTTGCCGTAATCACTTTATACATATTAATAACTAGATGTTGATGTAGTATTGAATCCTACGCCAGCACTAGATTCACCACTTGCAATGGTGTCAATTTCACCTGTGACACTAATTCTCGATACATCGATATCGATGAGAGAACCTCTAATAGCAACAACATCGTTACTATCAGGTACCACGGTGAATTCGATTGAGGTATCTGCGTTCACTGTAGAAGTGACCTTGATGGCATCAATCGAAATCTCTCCAGTACCATAATTTATGGTACCTGCCTCAGAGTCTAATACTGATCTAACACCACTAACGAGAGTATATCTTCTGATATTACCTTTACCATCGTCATCGAAATATTGAATGTTAGCAGAATCGCCTGAGACATAAAATCCTGTTGAACTTGTAATTCCACCACCAGATGCGTTATGACCTGAATGAGGATTATACAATGCATTACCAAACTTCACTTTAAAACCTTCTGAGAAGTTTACTTTAACTTCGTGTTTTTTAGCAAGTCGAATGTTTGTAGAGTTTGATAAAATAGAATCTTCAGCATCATCAACTGCTCTTACAAGTTTTGAATGTCTGAAGATACTATCGAAGTTGGATAAGTTGTTGTCATCGAAATCTATGATTGCATTTCTTACAACTGCTTCGAGTTCACCTCTTGAAAGTGTTGTTTCACCTTCGTTGTATTTGAATACTGTTGAAACGAGAATCTTAACAATAGATGGATCGACAATCACTGGTCGAACTGTTAACATGTTAAGATTATTGAGTTTGTTTTGTACATCAGCTTTCTCTGTTGTTGATAGATAGTCTGAGTTTTGTGGTTTTAATGATACAAACACTTTACCATATTCAGGTGGGTCGTTATCTTCACCACCCCATACGGCAACTGCATCAGCGTTTGGATAATATTCTTTGACTTTTGCTTTGTAGTCATTAAGTGTAACGAGTCTGTTCTGAGATGTGTAGAACTTTGTTGCCTTGAATTTGATTGACTCGATACTTTCTCTCTCTGCACCACCCTCTGCCTTCTGTAATGTGGTAATTGTTGAGTTTGAGAATCCATTTACATTTTGAACCATTGAGAAAATTCTAGCACCATCAGCATGTTCTTCATCAACTCTAATATAAGTTACAGTGATAACATCACCGTCTTTGAGTTTTGCACCAAGAACACCATCACCAAAATACAACTCTAAGAATCCTTCTTCGTTCTCTTGTGTGTAATAAACTTTTGTTGAAGCAGTGATCGTTGATACATCTGTTGAAAGTGAGTAAGTATCTGTTACACCATTTGAATTCACTGATACAGAAATTCTTGATCTATCTACTCTTTCATTTGATAGTACGAATTTTGGATTCTTGATTTGTGTATCAAATACAAATGTATCGGTAACATACTTACCTTGGACAAGATCAATACTATCATAATGGAAATCAGCATTGTTTACTGTTGGTGTAGTTGCCTTTGCACATACAAATTCATATGTGACTCCGTCAAATACTGAATTAAACTTATGACCACGAGGTATAATCATTGCAGTTGTGGTGGGCACCGTACCGTCTGAATTTCTTGCGTTCTTAAAGTCAACACTAATACTTGCTGAAGAAGCTTTCTCGGTTGCAGGAATAAAACCTAAATCTTTTGCTCTTGATACAACATTCTTTCTGATCTGTGCTGAATCTAAGAACAACTCTGAGGCTGCTATGTTTGTGTTTACACCAGCAATATGTGATGCATATGCCAATGTGTCGATGAGAACCGACATTGTTGAACCTTCGAAATCGTAATCTTTGAACTTGTCTTGACCTTTGAGATAGGTCTTGATATTATCAGCAATGCCTTCGAAGTCTAAATCTGTTGCGTTTATGTTTGAACTGTTAACTGCCATTATCGTGCCCTTGTTATTATGTATTCTGCTGATTGATTAGGTAGTCCATTTCTAATAGAGTAGAATATCTGGACATTTAACTCGTTTGCATCTACATCACCTGTCTCGATATGAACATTGTAAACTCTTGGTTCAAGTGCTTCAATCAGTTGTACTAAATCTTTTTTAAATCGCCTGACATTTCGAGTTGAATCCAATTCGAAGAGCATGTTTCTTACACTGCCACCAAAGTTTGGTTTGAATGGTCGTTCAAATTTATTAGTCAAGACAATGTTTCTCAACGATCTTTTGATTGCATCTGTATCCTTCTTAGTAACAATATCACCTGTCACTGGATGAGGTGTAAGAAATAAATCAAGATCGGAGTAAATGTCTTTTACTGCATTGATTTTCGAATTTGGTCCTTTGAGATTGTCAGCCATACTACTATTTATACAATTATACTGGGCTTCCTGTCTGTGGAGCTGCACTTCCGCCTACAGTATGTTTATGAGTTGATAGTTTTTTACCCTTACCTGTAACTTCACCACTTGCAGTAATAGATGAACTATTGTTTTGAGCACCTGACACATCTAATGTTGATTGTAGTGTGGTTGCACCTGATACGGTTAATGTACCTGTTACTGTAGTATCAGATATAATTTCTGTTGTATTATTGCCTGTGATTGTGATTTTGCCTTCTGAAGTAACATCTGTTGTACCACCTATCTGACCAGTGAAATTACCTTCACTAATGGTTGATGTTACATTTCCTTTAGATACTGTACTATCTACATTTCCCTCTGCAACTAATTCAGTTACATTTCCTTTTAAAACTTTGAGATCAACATTACCTTGTCTAATCTCGATATTGACATTACCACTTTCTACGACTACATCTGCATTACCACCGATATAGACTTTGTCATCTTTTGCTGTGACTTTGACATGATCATTTACTATTTGATGAACTTCTGAACCATCTCTATGTATCTCAACAAAAGTACCTGATCTATGTTGTACTGCTAATCTCTCTGCACCTACAGAATCGTCCATCTCTATCATGTGACCTGATTCTGTATGATGTACTTTGTTGAATGGATATAAAGACTTTCTTCCTGTCTCTTCATTCCATACAGTCGGTTGATATAACTCTTCTAACTCTAGTTTGAAACCTTCTGGTAAATTATCTCTAATATCATAAACACCACCAGCTCTTGCAAATCTGTTCAAATCGGATTCATCATAGTAGTCTGATAGTGGATAATAAGGTGTTGTCTTTTCTGTTGGTTCTGTAATTGTGTTCTCTGTACCATCGTACTTGAGTTCGATTGACTCTGGTAATTGTGGTGATGTGTCAAGTGCTAACGATAGTGAGTTTGGTCTTTTGCCTGTTGGTGGGTTGAGACCGTCAAGTGAACCATCGTATTCACTTGCAGTTGCTCTTCGTGGGTCATTGAAACCTGCATCGATTGATCTATCTAGTAATTCTTCTGTTGAAGTTTGTTTGTATCCTTTTTGAGAATACCCCATGATACTACCGAAGACGATGAAGTCTTGCATATCACTATCACGAAACATTCCATATACACTTGTGCCTTCGACAAGACCATGTGAATGTCCAAAACCTGATAATGATGCACTTGATGTCGGCATCAATACTTGAGACCATGGTAAATCTGGTGATGCTATGAACTGTTTATTATCGGTATGTACGCCATGCACACGAACACGGACACGACCAATCTGTAAAGGATCGTTTCTGTCTTCTACTACACCGTAATACCAATTATTCATTTGGACCTCTAGGACCTTTATAGTCTTTTAATGCATCTTGTTTCTTAATATCATCTGCAAAACTTTCTTTCACACATTGAAGAACCATACTACCATCGCCTGATAGTGGTGATACGATGTGGTGAATCTTAGTAATGAGATATCTCTTATCATCTAAGTTATCTGTTTCTTTATCAGAAGAACCACCAGGAAGATCAAGGTTTACAACCATGCCTGCACTCATATCAGTTCTCAATGGTAAAGTAACTTTATATACATGTGAACTCAAAGCATGAATCATACTGTTTCGTTCTAATATGCCTGTATCGAAATATTCGTTACCTACAAATTGAGATGTATCTCTTAACACCGCTGAATCTGAGTATGCATTTGTATGATTGACTCTGAGTAATGTTTTGCCATCGAATGATTTGTTCGGTGCAATCTCAGCGCCGATCTCATCATATGTTTGTTCTTCATCACCATTGATTCTTTCACTCGCTTGATGTACCATTATT